AACCCCGGGTAATGTTGGTCGGTCTCTTCTTTTTACTACTGTTATATTATTACATTTTATTTTTCTTCTTCTCTAAGAAAAGAAGAAGAAGGTAAGAGGGGCAGCCTCTTTATATCCTGTTGATTCTATTCCGGTTATTTCCCTTGCCTCTTTCATCCCGTTACCCCGGTCCCCCGATCAGGCATCCAAGGCGGTCCCTCCGATTTCAGTTACCATGGGCAAGCCATCGCGCAATCCCTCTCGTAAGTCCTTGATACATGGGCAGTTGCGTATAATAGCTATTATGTCAAATATCAGCACATTATCTTACATATCAAGAGCTTACGCTTACCCCTAGTAAACGCTGTTTACTGGCTAATTGCGCCAGGTCCAGCGCTCTCAGCCGACCGATCGGAGGGAAATCCGACCCTGTTGACCCCCCGGATCCCCATTTCAGCGCCCGGCGATGGGTCCCATACACCTTCCTTGCGCCTGTCCAACCCGATTAGGCCCCCCACCCCTTCTCCAAGCACCAAAAAACGCCCCAAATCTCCACACAAAAAACCAAATTTCGACCCAAAATCAAGGGCTTAGCCTTATAGTACTATACCCCCCGACAAAAGGCCGTTGCCTCCGGCCCCAGACCAGAGTACGATGGCGCTATGTAGCTGGAACAGTTGAAAAATGGCCCATCCAAACCAAGCAAAGAACAGCAGAACCTACCGAATCCGGCTCAAGCTCCGGCGTCAGGAGGAGAAGGCTCGTGTGGCACGCCTGGAGGTAGAGGTCGATCGGCTAACCCGGCTTCTTGCCGAGTCCGAGGCGGCTCGGTCCTCGTTAGAGCGTGTGTTATCGGTGATCGACAGGGGGCCCCACAATGCACAAGAACCAAGTGGCGAACAGCAAGAACTACCGCATCCGGCAAAGGCAGAAGATCGAAGACCTAACTCACCGGGTTGAGGATCTGGAAGCGTCGAACCGGGATCTCCACGAACGGCTTGATCGAGTGGAGGCGCAGTTGGCCATTACCACGCAGGAGCGTGACCAGCACCGGCAAGCGGCGTATGCCGCGGTGAGTATGTCCGGTCATCGGCCTCTCCTGGAGGCGTATAACAGCGTAGTGAACGACTACAACCGGCTTCTGGAGCAGTGGAACAAGGTCCAGCAGTCCCTGGCCCACCGGCCCGACACCCATCTTTCGCAGATCACGGCCTCCATGCTGGCGCTGATCCGGCTGAAGTGTGCCCCGGACAAGCTCAATTCGGCCGATGCCGAGACGGTGCGGGTGGCCACGGACCTGATTCAGATCGTCAACGTGGTGCTGGACCTGATCGAGAAGCAGAAATGATCAACAAGCAACGATCGAAAGAGCACCAAGACGCGCTGCGTAAGCAGCGTGCAGTCATCCGGAAGCTGCAGGAAGAGGTGTTTGCCCTCCGGGGTCAGATTGCCCAGATGAAGTACGGGGCTCCGGATAGGTCCCCCGGCACGCCGGCTGAGATTCGACGTGAACACGTTTCTTTGTCCAAAGCGCATAGGGAGATAGCCCGGATATTCGATTCTCTTGGTATTGGCGGTCCAGAGACGGCTTCTTGGGTCGAAGAGATGCTGCGGTGTAAAGAGCTTGATTTTGAGGCATGACAATGACCCCCACCCAACAAACCGGATTCCGGCGCCTTGCCACGTTCTGGCTGGACAGCATGCCGCCGATCAACTTGTGGAGTCTGCAGGAGTTGCGGATCAACCCCTTCGCCCAGCCTTACAAACTAAGCCCACCCCGGCCTCCGGAGGACCCCAAACAATGACCACCTTCATCCTCCGGGCGGTTCTGGACGACACCAAAGACCCAACCCAGCACCGAACAGTGAACTATCACTACCACCTGATCGACCCAGCGAACATGGCCGAGCATTTGGACAGGTTCCGGAGTTTTCTGCACGCCGCAGGCGTGCCGGAGAGCGATGCTGCCCGGCTGGTGCTGAGTTCACCGGATGATTGGAAATGAAGATTTCAAAGAGTTTCACCTTCGAGGCGGCCCACTACCTGCCGAATGTACCCCTGGAGCACAAGTGCGGTCGGCTGCACGGGCATTCGTACAAAGCCCTGATCATCCTGGACGGACCTGTGGGAGACACGACCGGGTGGGTGCTGGATTTCAACGAGATTGCCCAGCACATCGCGCCCGTCCGGGACCTGCTCGACCACCGGTATCTGAATGACATCGTGGGGTTGGACAATCCAACCAGTGAGCGGTTGGCGGCGTGGATCCACGCTCAGTTGACCCGTTCCGGCCTGCCGTTTCTTCACACGGTCACGGTATCCGAGACCTGCACCACGGCGGCCACGTATCCATGATCCATTATCACGGGACGCCGATCGGAGGGAGCCGGCAGGATGCCGCCCGGTTCTTGGTCGGTCGTCATGCGCTGGTGCCCTTTCTCCGGCAGGACGATTTGGCGGCGGTCCTGGAGTGCTCGCAATCGTTCATGCTGGACAACTCGGCCTTCAGCCATTGGAAGTCGGGCCGGGGCCAGGTGGACTTCGAGGCGTACTGCATCTGGGTTGATTCCCTGCGGTGGCATCCGGGTTTTGATTTTTGTTTGATTCCCGATGTGATCGACGGGGTGGAGGCGGATAACCGGGCGTTGGTGAACCAGTGGTTGACGCGGTGGCATGGCCCGGCGGCGTTCAGTGTTGGGGCCCCGGTGTGGCATCTGCATGAGTCGCTGGAGTGGTTGGCGCACCTCGTCCGGGTGTTCCCGGTCGTGGCGTTCGGCAGTTCCGGGGAGTTCAAGACGCCTGGGTCGACGGCTTGGCGCCGCCGTATGGAGGAGGCGATGGGCGTGGCGTGCGATGCCGAGGGGCGTCCGAAGTGCCGGTTGCATGGTCTGCGGATGCTGAGCGTGAAGGTCTTCACCGATTACCCCTTCCGATCGGCCGACTCGACCAACGCCTCGGTGAACAGTGGGGCCTTGGATCGGTATGGGATGTATCCTCCGGTGACGCGAGCGCAGCGAGCGGCAGTGATTGCGGATCGGGTGGAAGCGTACAACGCTCCGGCCCAGTATGTGTTTGCGATGCCGGCCATTCTTGATGGGCCGAAACGTGTGGTTTTAGGAGAGATTGCATGACTAACTCCACCGGCCTCTCCCGGCGTCTTCGTCACCGTGCGGAGCGCCTTGATCTCCCAAAATCCCACCCCATCCACCACGCCGCGGACGAGTTCGATAACGTCACGGCCGCCTATTTCGATCAACCACCGGCCGCGACCGTGGGCGACTTCTTGGCCGCGCGCGAGCGTGCCCGGAGCTTTCTGGACCGATGACCGCCTACTACAACGAGATCGACCCCTTCGCGGCCGAATGGCTGCGGAACCTGATCAAAGCCGGCCTGATTGCGCCGGGCGACGTGGATACCCGGAGTATTGCCGATGTACGACCCGACGACCTTCGACCCTACCTGCAGTGCCACTTCTTCGCCGGAATCGGCGTCTGGTCCTGGGCCCTTCGTCGTGCTGGATGGCCGGATGATTCCGCTGTTTGGACCGGCTCCTGCCCTTGCCAGCCCTTCAGCACCGCAGGCCAGCAAGCCGGAGCCGCCGACCCCCGGCATCTCTGGCCCGAGTGGTTCCGCCTCATCCGCGAGTGCCGCCCTCCAGTCGTCTTTGGAGAGGAGGTTGCAGCAGCCATCCGTCACGGTTGGCTCGACCTTGTTCAAGGAGACCTGGAAGGAGAAGGTTACGCCTGCGGGTCGGCGGTACTTGGAGCACACAGCGTCGGTGCCCCGCACATCCGGCAACGACTGTGGTTCGTGGCCCACAGCCCGCTCGACGGAGGGCGAGAAGAACGTCCGGACGCTGGAGGGTTCGCTGCGGGAGATCGAGCGGAAGGGCGGGCCGCAGGACCTGAATCAAGCGGCGTGCCTGGCGAGCTGGGTAACGCCTCGTGTCTCGGACGGGAAGGATGGGAACCTTTGCAGGGAGGGCCGGGCGAAAGGCGTATCGATGTCGGAGCAGGCGCAACTAACGGCTTCTGGCGAGATGCTGACTGGCTCTTCTGCCGGGACGGTAAGTGGCGGCCAGCTAAATCCTGCCTTAAGCCGTTGGTTGTTGGGTCTTCCTCCGGAGTGGTGCGAGGCGGCGATCCAGGCGAGCCGATCGATGCGGACTACTCCACGGAAGCGAGGGTCCAAAGATTGAGGGGATACGGCAACGCGATCGTTGCGCCGGTAGCGGAAGCCTTCATTCGGGCCTACATGGACACCCAAGCCCGATGACCACGCCCCGCTTCAACCTGCATTCGCTCAAAGAGCTGCCGGAGGACCTTCGCGCCGCAATCTTGAGCCAACTCACCAAAGAAGAGCTTGCCCAACTCGCCACGGACTGGGGCTTCATAGGCCGGCCGGAGCAGACCTTTTGGCTCACGGATGAAGATTATGTTTCGATCCTGTACCTGACCGGGCGCGGGTGGGGGAAGACCAGGACCGGGTCTGAGTGGATCTACCACATGGCGAAGATGGCCTATGGTCACTACGGCACGGTGATTGCCCCGACCGGCACTGACCTTCGTGAGGTGGTGATCGAAGGCCCCTCCGGCATCCTGGCGGTATGCGACAGCAAGCGGGACTTCCACCCCAACTACAACAAAGCCTCCGGCCTGATTTCCTTCCCGAATGGGGTCAAGATCCGGTCAATTTCGGCTGAGACCCCGGATCGAATCCGTGGATCAAACAGCACGTTTGCTTGGGTAGACGAGATCGCAGCCGCGCCGCAGGCCAAGGAGGCTTTGGAGATGTTGCTGTTTGCCAATCGTATCCCGGGGAAGGGCGGTCGTCCCCCGAAGATGTTCTTCACGACCACTCCCAAGCCGACGCACGTTATCATCGGCTTGGTGAAGGAGTGTACGAAGGACCCAAAGCGTCACCGCCTCGTTTCCGGCTCCATCTTCGAGAACGCGGACAACCTTTCCCAGTCGGCCCTCCACAAGGTCGAGGAGCTGAAAGGCACCCGGCTCTACCGGCAGGAGGCCCTGGGCGAGGTGATCGACCTCTCCGAGCAGGGGATCGTGAAGCGCAGTCAGTTCAAGATTTGGCCAAGGAAAGTGAAGATCCCGAAGCTCCGGTACATCGTGGCGTCCTACGACACGGCCTTCACCCAACGCCAGCTCGACAAAAAGACGATGACCGTAGATCCTTCGGCCTGCACCATCTGGGGCCTGGTCCGTGGACCCAGCGAGGACGGAGAGTACGGCAAAGGTCCGTATGTCGCTCTCCTGTACGACTGCTGGGAGGAGTACCTAGGCTTCCCGGAACTGAAGAAGAAGCTCAAAGAGGATGCCAAGACGAAGTGGGGCGAAGAAGGGAGGCCCACGGACCTGCTGCTGATCGAGGACAAAGGATCGGGTCGAAGCATCCGGCAGGAACTGGAGATGGAGGGCATCTTCGCCTTCTCCTTCTCACCGGGCAAAGACGACAAGATCACCCGCCTCCACGGCGTCACGCCCTTGTTCGCAGCCGGCAGGGTCTACGTCCCGGAGTCCCACAAGGCGGCCGGAGAGCCAATGACCTGGGTCGAACCCCTGATTGAGCAGATGACCACCTTCCCCCACGCGGCGCACGACGACATGGTGGATACGGTGTCCCAGGTCCTGACCTGGTTCCGGGATGCCGGCGCCCTGTCGGCCATGCCTCCGAAGGAGTCCGACACGGTGCTGGTCGACCGTGACGACCCGAAAATAGTCAGTACACAGGTTCAGGTCTCAAGTTCTACCGTTTCCAGCCGAGAGCCGGAGGATGACGATCGTCATTCCCGCATCGTTTTTGGGGGAAAAGCGATTAGAATCAGAGGCCGCGGTCTCAAGAATCCTTACGCACAGTAGGCTCCACCATGACTGTCTCAAGCGTCACTGTCACCATCATCTCGACCCTCGTCAAACTGGTGTTTGCCGACGACCTGTACGAGCGGA